AAAGCGCAGGCTCTCTTGTACAATTCCGTGCCGGTGCCGTTGCCGCCCATCACATGATAGGTCTTGTAGAGGTAATTCAGGTTGCGCAGGCCGTCGCGGGTGATGTACCCCAGCTCCATAAAACGGTAGCACTCGGTATAGATGCGGTCGTGCAGCAGGGCCAGCACCGCGTCCCACAGGGCCTTGATCTTGGGGATGGCGGCAAGGATCGCGCCGCCGATCAGAGCACAGAGCCACCCGGCCCAATACTCCGTGATAAACTGCCACATCGGTCTCACCCCTCCTCATCATCTTCCCACGCCTGCTGGATGCGCTGTCCGTTGTGACACACCGCATCCAGAACGGCATCTGCTTGGATATTGGATGCCAGCAGGGCCTTGTCTTGGGTATTCATGTTGTAGTACCCCGTGAACACCTCACCGTCTGCCAGAGGCGCTGCTACGGTGATGCGGTCGATCTTGTGCTCTTCCAGTGTAGCTAGAACCTCCGAGAGCCAGGGTGCGTATGGTGCATCTGAAATCAGACAACTTGCCATCGGTCTCACACCTCCATTACCGGAATACCGTATTCCTCGGCGCACTGCCGCTCAATGCGGCAGCCGCGTGCGTACTCCCAGCCCGGGGCGAAAACCGCCACGTCAGCCTTAGCCAGAAACTCGATGCTGCGTGCCAGATAATCCAGCGGCTTCGCATCGGGGCCAAAGTCCTCAAAGAACGTTTCCAGAGGAACCGCATCGTCACCAAACACGGCCTTTGCCTTCCCGATCACTGCGGCACGCTTCTGCAGCACCTGCTCGTCCGATAGGCCGTTCATAGGCTGGCTGATAAAAAACTTCTTGCTCATCACTTATGCACCTCTCACTTTCGTCAGCCCGGCCCGCTGGATGATGGCAGCATAGTCCTTGTAAGCATGGCTCAGGTCTACCGGGCCGCTCACGCCGGGGATCTTGCCGCTGCTTGTGTACTGCCACATGCCGTGGCGGCGGGCGGGGCGCTTGCCGCGGTAATCGGCCAGCCAGAGGTCATACGGGGCCAGCGGCTGGGCGGCCAGGGCGGTATCGGCAAAGTTCGTGTAAGTATAGACCATGGCGTACAGGTTCCATGTCTCGATCCGGTCGGCGGCCCGTGCCACCAGGGCCGAAAGCTTTGCGGGGGCCATGGAGCGCAGGCGGGGGTCCTCCACATCGATGGCAAGGGGCAGCTGGAACGTTTTGCCCCGGAGAGCTGTTTTGAGGGCGGCCAGCTCCTCCTCCGTCTGCCGCTGCGTGACCGCACAGGTGTAGTAATAGCCGCCCACCGGGATGCCCCGCGCCGTGCACGCGGCATAGTTGCGCTCGAAGGCCTGGTCAACGTAGGGCTTGCCGCCCTTGCTGCCCAGCACCCGCAGCATCACGCCGTCGATTTTGCCGCTGTGCTTCACCGCGTCCCAGTCGATGCTCCCCTGCCAGCGGGAGACATCCATAATTTCAGCCATAGCGTCCTCCTTACTGCGTGATTTCCTCAAAGCCGCTCTTGACGAGAATCGCCTTGACCTTCTCCTTCAGCAAGCGGGGGCAGCGCTCATACAGAGCTTTTGCCTCCTCCACGGTCTCAGCGGACATGATTTCCTGTGCCCATAACATAGCCATCATATACCATCCTTTCTATTTTTTGTGTGATTTTACGCATAGACAGTCTCGCTCATTTCCAGCAAGCACTGCTTCAGCATTTCGTTTTCGTTTTTCAGGGCTTCCAGCGTCTCCGGCAACTTGTCCAGCGCCACAAGCCGCTCCTCCAGTGTAGGGGTCGGCTTCGGTGCATCGGCAGGGTCTGGCTGCGTGCCGGCCTCCACCACAACGTAGGCCCCCGGCTGGTCGTCCATGCTCCACAGGGTCTCGCCCACGGCAGCCGCTGCATTGTGGGCGGTAATGGCATCCACAACGGCAGAATAGGCATCGCACTCTTCCTGCGTAATAACCGGCTTCGGGATTTTGGTTCCGGGTCTGATCTCCATTTACATTCACCTCACTTCCAGCGGCCAACAGCAATGCCATGACATAGTGTATCATTTGTTCCAGGTAGTGTGCATGATGTCGTTCTTTTGTCCTTACAAACAAACGAAAGCCATGAGATAGGGCAAGCAACAACAGAATATTCCGTGTTAGAAAATGCCACCGGAAATGACCATGTATAATCGCTTCCGTCTGAATTGATGGAGTACCAGCAGATCTGTGTTCCGTCTGAAAATCTTACCCAGTTACTGCCGCTTGCTGCTACCGCCGAAGCACCCGCTGGGCCTTGTGGGCCGGTAGCACCTGTTGCGCCTCTGGCTCCCGTTGCACCGGTGGGCCCTTGCGGCCCCTGCGGGCCGGTAGCACCCCTGGGGCCCTGCGCACCGGTATTTCCTTTGTCGCCCTTTGCGCCTTTCAGGCTGGCAATCCATGCGGCTTCACTGCCGGTGAACCCCAGCTGAACAGCCAGCGCATAGGCCGACTGACCATCAAAGGTTCCGGCTTCCTTGGCCTGCTTCACGGCATCGGTGGCCGCATTGGCCGCGTTGGTGCTGGCTTTCTCTGCCCGGTCAGCATCGGCCTTTGCCGCTCCCGCACTGGTGGATGCCTCCCCGGCCTTGGCGGTGGCGGTGGAAGCGTTTCCCGCAGCGGCGGTGGCCTGCTGGGTGGCAACGTTTGCCGCAGCGGTGGCCGTTTTGGTGGAAGCTGCCACATCGTTCAGGGCCGTGGTGCGGGCCCGTGCGATATCCTGCAAGACGGCGGTGTGCTCCGTCTCCGTGTCCTGCAGGGCCTGCTTGGCGGCGGTCTCACTGGTCTTGGCGCGCTCCTCGCTGGCGGCGGACTTGGTCTCGCTGCTCTTGGCTGCCTCCGCGCTGTCCTTGGCGGCAGCGGCACTGCTGGTAGCTTTCTCCTCCAGTGCGTTGATGCGCTCCCGGGCAGCGGCCAGCAGCTCGTCAGTGGGGATGCCGGTCACACCGTCCCGCACGATGCCGCAGAGCGCCTCGTCCAGCCGGGTGTCGGTGATCTGGCCCGTGGTGATGCTGGTGGAGCCTGCCGGGCGGGCGATCTCGGCAAGGC